TGGGCGGTGATACTGCAAAAGATGCTTTAATGGGTAGACTGAAACATAACGAACCTGGCCCAGGGTATTTACATTTTCACGCCCAAACAGGCGAAGACTATTTCAGACAACTAACAGCAGAACGTCAAATATTAAAAACTAATCGCTCTGGTTTTCAGGTTCCAACGTGGACACTAAAGCCGGGAACTCGTAACGAGGCTTTGGACTGTCTTTGTATGGCCTATTGCGGCCTTAATCGTCTTTATATGATCTACCCAAGGGCTAAAATTGGCGAAATTTTCACTAAACGTCTCTTAAATCCCGCTAAATCTTCTTCAGAATCCCGTCTAAAATCGAGACAAGCATCAAATAAAAAGAACTATGTCAACAACTGGTAGAGGTTCAGCATGAATATCCCGTCAGAAATGAGGGCTGGCTTTACCTATAAGTGGAGGGAATCTAGCCAAGTTGATCCGTTCGGGGATGCGCTTCAGTCCACCGATTCGTGGGCAATGAAGTTCTACATCCGAACAAATAGCTCATCTGGATTAACTACTACGGGGTCTACTTATGGAACTGGATGGGAGTTCTCTTTAAGCGCTAGCGACACTGCGCCTTTAACAGCAGGTGATTACTTCTGGCAATGTGAGGTTTCGAAAGGGTCAGATAAATATTCAGTTGGCACGGGTTCGCTGTTAATTCAACAAAGCCTTGCTTATACGGGCGGCGTAAGTTCGATCCAAGAGAAGTCACAAGTTGAGCAAGACCTAGACGCTGTTCAATCTGCTATTAGAACGCTGGTTTCTGGTGGAGTCGTAAAAGAGTATTCAATCGGCGGACGTTCGCTTAAGAAATATGAGTTATCTGATTTGATGGCTTTAGAAAGTCGTCTTAAGTATCAACTCAAGAGAGCACAAAGGAGTCAGTTAATTGCAAATGGTTTGGGTAACCCAGCCGCTATGTACGTGAGGTTTTAACGATGGGCATTAGAAACGCTTGGACGGCTTTATGGGAGCCAAACCCAAAAGCAATGAAGCCTCAAAGAAAACGGCAATTTGCCGGGGCCGAAGTATCGCGCCTAACTTCAGGGTGGGTCACTTCGACTACTTCTGCTGATAACGAAATAAAAGGCAGCCTTGAAAAGTTAAGAAACCGTTCGAGACAGTTAGTAAGGGATCAAGACTATTGCAAGAACGCTGTTCGAGTCATTGTTGAAAATGTCGCTGGGACTGGCCCACGTCTTCAAGCGCAAGTGCGCCAAATGCGAGGCGGGAAACTAAACCAAAAAGTTAATGACCAAATTGAAAGGGCTTTTCATAAATGGTCTAAGGCGCAAAATTGCGATGTTGCAGGAAAGCTTGCATATTCAGAAATCATCCGTTCAGCGGTTGCGGCTTGGGTTGAATCTGGCGAATGCTGGATAAGGATTATTAAGGGACAAAAATTTGGTGATAGTTCAGTACGTTTCGCGCTGCAACTGTTGGAAGCGGATATGGTCGATACGGACTATCAAGGCAAAGCAGAGAAGAAGGGCTGGCAATGGAAAATGGGAGTGCTTTTAGACAACTGGGGAAAACCAAGGAAATATGCTTTTTTAACTCGTCACCCTGGGGACACTCTCTTTGTAAATCAACCAACAGAAGGCAAAAAACACATCTTTGTAGATGCTGATTCTTGTATTCATTTAGCAAAGTTCGACAGACCCGGACAGACAAGAGGCGTTCCGTGGATGAGTAGCGCTATCCAGCGTATGCACCATTTAGAAGGATATGAACAAGCTGAAATCGTCAGAGCCAGAGCAGGGTCATGCCTTACTGCATGGATCAGTTCGCCGGAGTCAGAACTAGAAGGCGATGGCATTGTTGACGATGACCGAGTGTATGACTTAAGTCCTGGTTCGGTTAGGTTGCTTGGGCCAGGTGAGCAAGTACATGTTCCTGATATGCACGCCCCAGATGGTCAATTTGAGCCTTTTGTCCGTGCAATGCTTAGGGCTTTATCAGCATCTCTAGGAATTTCTTATTCAACATTGTCTAGGGATAGTTCGCAAAGTAATTACAGTTCTAGCCGTCTTGATCTATTACAAGATCAGGAATCATTTAAGGCTTTGCAGTCTCAACTAAAAGAGGTTGTTTTAGAAAAGGTCTATAACGAATGGCTAGAGGTCGCTGTTTTGTCAGGTGCTTTGCAGTTGCCTAATTATCAGACAGAGCCGGAAAGGTATCAAATGGCTCGATGGATGTTTAAAGGCGCAGGGTGGGTGGATCCCTTTAAAGAGTGCCAGTCCAACAAACTTGCAGTTGAAAGTGGGTTCAAATTACAAAGTCAAGTATTGGCTGAGCAAGGGATGGATTTAGAGGAATTTCTCAGCGCCAGAAAAAATGAAATCGATATGGCAGAACAGTTAGGGCTCAACTTTACGGGTGATGTTGCTACTCCTACGCAGGCTTTGTCTAAAGTGTCAGAGACACCTAAACCAGAAGTAGACGATGGAGAACAAACGTGACTTAGAAAAGACTCTCGTTCAACGAGATTTCAAACTAGAAGTTAGAGAGGTTGAGAAAGAAGACCGCACCCTTGAGTTTCCTTTTAGTTCTGAAACTCCTGTAGCTCGCTACTTCGGCAATGAGATTCTTGAGCATAGAGAAAAGAGTGCAAACTTAGATCGCCTAAATGATGGGGCGCCTTTGCTCTGGAACCATGACCCTGACAAAGTAATTGGAGTTGTAGAAAGGGCTTGGATTGATGAGAAAAAGAAAAGAGGTTATGCCAAAGTTCGTTTTAGCGAAGAAGAATTTGCGGCTTCAAAATATCGAGATATAAAAAATGGCATCATTCGAAATGTAAGTTTTGGGTACGTAATAAAAGATTCTCAACAGATAGAAAACACAGAGGACGTAGTTATACGTGACTGGGAATGCTACGAAATTAGTTGCTGTGCAATTCCAGCAGACGCCAGTATTGGTATATCCAGAACCGCTACGTCTACGCCTGACGTAGAAAAGGCATCTAATATGCCTGAAGAGGAACGTTCTCTGAATGTTTCAGCATCTTCTGATGCACCACCTAACCCTGAAAAAGAGTCCATGACCGCCACCCCTGAAAAAATGGAAGTGGTGCGTTCAGAGGTTGACAGTCAAAAACTGATCAAAGCTGAGCGTTCACGCATCCAAGAAATTCAAACAGTAGCTTCTAAGTACAACCTCCAAGATCTTGGGGATCAGTACATAAAAGAAGAAAGAAGCGTTGCAGATTTCAACGCCGCAGTACTTAAAGAGTGGAAGCCTGAGGCAATCACTCCTAAAGCTGATGATGCCGACATTGGCTTGACACCAAAAGAGACCCGTAGTTGGTCTGTTCTTCGCGCTATTGATTATTTAGCCAATCCTGGTAGTCAAGCTAAGCGTGAAGCCGCTGCTTTTGAAATTGAAGCTTCTGAAGCCGCCGCACAAAAACTAGGTAGAGCTTCAAGAGGTATCACAATCCCTAATGAAGTATTCAAAAGGGACATGCAGACGCAACCCGATACAGCGGGTGGAAACCTAGTAAGCACAGAGCTTTCAAGTGATTTTATAAGTCTCTTGACCAATGCTTCTGTCTTGGCTCAAACCGGTTCAAAAATTTTAACTGGCCTTTCTGGCAATATCTCAATTCCGAGAATTGGAAGCCAGCAAACTTCTTATTGGATTGGAGAGGGTTCAAATGTGACTGAATCCGATATGTCGATTGAACAAATCAACATGAGCCCAAAAACTATAGGGGCTATGACTGACGTCTCTAGGAAGTTGCTAATTCAATCTTCTCTAGATGTTGAATCACTTGTAAGACAGCATCTTGCTAATAGTGTTGCTTTGGAAATCGATCGCGCTGCGCTCTATGGAACCGGTTCAAGCGGGGAACCTCTTGGCGTTCATAATGTTACTGGTATTGCTACAGAGAACATCACAAACAATGACCCTACATTTGGCGAAATTGTTGCGATGGAATCTGATATTTCAGTAGCCAACGCTTTGACTGGAAATCTCGCCTATGTCACCCGCGCCAATATTGCTGGCGCAATGAAGGTAAAAGCCAAAGATTCTGGCTCTGGTCTCTTTGTTTGGGATAACGGAACCGTCAACGGCTATCCGGCCTATATCTCTAATCAAATCGAAGCTGGAGACGTATTCTTTGCAGATTGGTCATCGCTCATCATCGGTTATTGGAGCGGGCTCGATCTTCAAGTAGACCCATACACCGGCGGCGCTTCTGGCAACGTCCGTGTACGTGTATTACAAGACGTCGATACAGCGGTCGCTCATCCTGAGTCCTTCTGTCTAGGTGCATAAGCATGAAGCTTGAAGCCCTACGCAGTTTTGGATTGAAAGGCGAAGTGGTTGAGATTGGGGAGGTCGTCGAGGCCTCCTCCTCCGATGCCAGACAGCTAATTAATTCAGGACAAGCGAAAGAGGCTGTGGTTTGCGAGGTTCAAAAAACGGAACCTAAACCAAAAGCCAAGAAAACACCTAAACCTAAAACCACTCCAACACCAGAGGAATCTGAAGAATGACCATCCAAAACCTAGGTTCAAAAGGAACCGCAATCGACATACTCCCAAATGACGTGCTTGCGAGCACTGCAAATGGAAGTGCAATCGACTTACAAGGGTATGAAGGCTCAGCAGCTTTCACACTTTCATCTGAAGCGATGGGCGCCAGCGTCACCTTGGCTGCAAAAATCCAAGAGTGCGCAACAAGCGGCGGCACTTATACAGATGTCAGCTCAGGCGGTTTCACCACAACGGCAGCTAATACCGCTGCTTTTGAGACAATCGCCTTGAACGTCTCTGACCTTAAGCGCTATGTAAGAAGCAGTTGTACCGTGGCTGGCGGAACTGGCACCGGCGCAGTCAATATCACTGCTTACGCTTCTAAGAAGTACACCACCTAGTAGTAGTTAATTCCC